TCGTTCCCCCGACAGTAACATTATCGACATTTTCTTTTAATTTTTGTGCTGTCGCTGTTGCCAGATCATTAACAGCATTATAATATTGCAACCATTTATCACGAAATGTTGCTTTATCAACATTAATTACTACATCCTTATTGGCAGTTGATGTATCCCAAGGTTTAATAGGAGTTAAGCTCTCTAAATAAACTTTTAAATCTGTATATTTTGTTGCAACAGCAGTATATTTAGGGTCTGTTGCTTGAATACCTGCGGCTAATGCCGATTGTCTTACTGTATAAAATCCACCTTTACCACTAGAATCTAATGTGGTATTTGTAGGTAAAGTGGTTGCAGTATCAGCAATTACATAACCTAAAATTTCAGTTAATTTATCTTTAATTACTTGACGCTCATTAACATCAAGCATATTGTCATTCGCCATATTGCCCAAAGTTTCTTGAATATCAGAAATAGTTTCGCTTAAATTTGGGTCTAATTCCCCTAGAACTTCCCATTGTGATCCATTCCATTTTTTAAGTAAATTTGGATTAGAGCTTTCATCTATCCATAACGCACCCACCGTTGGATTAGCAGGTGGTGTACCAGAGACAATGGCATCATTCAAATCTAAAAGAGATAATTGTCCGACACCTATAACATTAGACAATTTCGACACCCCTTTTATTCTTTAATTAATTTAAGAAATATATGCAGAGATAAGTATTTTCATTTATTTCCCTGCATATATTATATCATTATTATTTATATTTGTCAAATTTTATTATTTACTTACTTCACATACAATATTTCCACGAACATCAACTTCGGTAGCATTAACAGTAATTGTTTTTCCAGTTTTAGTTCCGCTACCGCCGAATGTCATATCTCTTGTTCCGTCATTTTTGTATAAATACCAAGTATAAGTATATGTCGTACCAGAAGCGTCAATTTCTTGGCCTGCTTGATATAATTTAGCAGTTAATTGTGTACTTCCTTGACCATTTTTAAATATATTTGTACCAACGATTGTAACCATAATTGGATCGGAAACGTCAACAACTGTACATACATCAGAATATTTTTTGCCTTCATACGTGGCAACACATTTAAATGATTCAACACTTTGAATGGCTGATGCAGGAATAGTTAATGTGTCTGTATTGTATCCACTAGTGCCTGCGTTATATGTTGAGTTTAATAATCTCCATCCATTACCACCGTCAGCGTCACCGCCAGAAGATGTTGTGGCAGTAGGGTCTTGAATATACCATTTATACGCTGATGCAGTGACTTTAACTCCGCCTTCATATATGTCACATTTTGCAGTTAAGCTACCAGATGCGTTTCTAACAATATTTCCGTCTGGAGTCCAAACCATAACATAAACAGAATTTGCCCCGTCTGCAACAATCGGTATAATCTGTTCATCTAACAAAGTACTTGTTCCACCTGCAAGATATAAACGAACTCTTACTGCTTTAATATTTGCTGACGGCGTGTAAGTTTTAGAAGATTCGTTTGCAGAAGAAGTATATTTATCTGTATAGTTAGTTCCGTCAGTTGTTTCTGCAATAATAAATCTTCCTGCATAAGCGGCAGGCGCACTTGCACCTGTTTTCGACATAGCCTGTACTGTTATGGATGCTGGAGTATAAGCACCTGCGTCATTTTTTTGTATAGCAGGCGGAGCAATTAACCAATATGCAGTAGCATTTTGACCTGCTGTACCCTGTTTACTTTTAGTGAGCGTAAATCTCTTTGTAATAGTTGGGAATCCACTTCTCGTACAAGTAAAATCTACATAACCTGTATCTACAGTCATATTTGTAACTGTATATGTTTTAGTAGAGCTATCCCAACTTCCCGTAACACCAGATGCAGGTGATGGTGTAATTGTCCAGTTGGCAGTATCATCCGTAGTTCCGTTATAAATTATGATTTTCGTGGAAGCACCAGAATAGTTTCCGTTATTCCCGTTAACATCCGTTGGAATTGTATGTGATTCATTTGTTAAAACTGCCATCAAAGTATTTGATCCTGTTGAAATTTTTACAAGTTCAATTTCTGCTTTCGCCGTAACTGTAAATCCTGTGTCTGGGTCTGGATAATCCATTTCACAAATATATCTCATTGAGTTATTGTTAGATAAAACATTGCTTTTAATAGTTAAAGTTACAGGATTTCCTGTACCTAGAGTATACGTTGAATCACTTGCAGTAATCTGTGTTGGTGTACCTGTACCATTTGCTTGAACATACCATCTTGTTGCTATTGTTTGATTGGCTATATCATTAGAAGTGCCAGAAATATATAATTGCGGAGTCAAAACATTGTTAGTTGATGCATAGTTTGGAGTATAACTCCCGTTATTTGGATTGTAAAGAACAGTTTTTGCTTGGCTTGCGCCAATGTAAGCCACTAATTGTTTGGAATCGTTCAAATCTACAAGTGTGAGTTGTCCAGAAGCAACTATGGCCATCCTTAAATCCCCCTTTTATCATTATTTTTTATTCTTGATATAAATGCGGTATTGTTTCATACCACATATTGCAATATTTTTATTTATTCATAATGATATTTTACTATAAATGGTTTTATCTGTCAAATTTACACAATATCAATTTCACATTTAAATGTTGCTCTTTGTTGTACATCTAATTCGGTAACAGTAATTACATTACCTACGCCAGCATGAGCATTAGTCCAAGCAGTATCAAGATTTCCATCTTTATCATATTTTTTCCAGATAAATGCGGATGGTGGAAGCGTATCTGTAATATCATCTTTTCCACGATATACTCTAGCTGTAATTGTTGTATTAATATTATTATTTCTAAAAATTAAACCATTTGATGATGTTAATTCAATTTTATAAACAACATCATCCATTACTTCGTTGATATTTTGTTGCGCTTCTTGCGCTATCTGTGTTGCAGTATTAGCCAAATCTTTATATTTAATACTTAATTGTTTCTCTAACTCTGATTCTGCTGAATAATAATTTCTGAATTTTTGTTCAAATGTATTATTATCTATTCTTGTCGAATAATTCATGTTGTTGTCCGCTAATAACGGCTTATCTCCTTGTAAATCAACAAACAAATAATTATAAAGTTCTTGGTAAGCATTATAATAATCATTGATAAATTGTAAATTTTGATTTTGCCCATAAAAGTATTGAATTTTTTCATAATTTGCGTTATAATTATCAACGATCTTATCCCATTCTTGTTTAATCATTTTCTTTTCGTAAGGTGTAATAATACCGTCATCTTTAAATTCATCAATGAAATCAGATGAATTTATCCATTTTTGAACTAGATTATTACCACTTTGTGATTCTACTATAAAAGAATCAGCAGTAACTCTAATTCCATTCGTATCAATTGTTAATGTTCCGCTACTATTCGTAATAATTAACTCTTGACCTGCAATAATTTGACCAATCAATCGTTCAGCGACAACGCCATCTGGTGTAATAGCTGTCTTCCATGTTTCACCACTATCTTTAGATAAAGCTAAAACACCACTTTGGATGATAATCATTTCGTTTGGGAAATCTGGATTTGTGATAATAATTCCTCGATTTCCAACTTCGATACTATTGTTGACACCTGCAACAATTTTATTTTTTGTTGCATCCCATTCATTTGAAATAATGTCAATAACTTGTTGCTCAACAATATTTATTTTATTCCATTTATATTTATTATTTTGAATAAGAGTGGATGCGCTTTGACTTTGATACAATAGTTTTTTAAGTTCATCCATATCATTTAATAACTCTTTTGTGTTAGCAATCGTTAAATTAATTTCTTCATTTTCAAAGTCATATTCAATTTCAATAATTTTCGCCATATAATCAATATCCATTTGCGGATATTTAACTTTGATGTCATCACCTAAAACAATTTTATCCCAATAGTATTGATAATCGAGACTATTAAATAAATTTTCAATACTAGCTTCGATGACTACTTTTGGCTGTCGAATTTCATTAAATTTTTGTAAACCATATTCATAAAGCTCATGTTCATCTACGTAATTATCATCTCTAATTTTCTTTTCGATAATATAATAATTCAATTCTTCTAATAATTCTGGAGTAAAACCGCTTTCTAATTGAATTTGTTGTTGCAAATCATTAATATGTATATCAATGTTTTGAATTTCTGTTTTTAAATTATTAACAATACCTTGTTGAACAGTTACTTCCATTTCCTTTTGTAGTTTTTCCTGTGTTCTTTGTAGAATTAAATTATTGTCACCTGTTGCTTTTGCTATGTCTAATAATCCTATAATATTATTTAACTCCAATTGCAATTCATTAAGTTTTGTTTCTTCCGTTAATAATTGTGTTTGTTTTTGGATTTTATCATCAAGATAGCTTTTAATTTGTGGTGTAATTGTCGACACAATAGATTGATGATTTATAATTGCTTTACACAAATTATCTGACATATAATAACTACTTTTTATAACATTTCCGTTTTCATCCATCTCAAACGGATACATAAAGAATGAAAAATCTTCAATATATTCCATTCCTGTCGGGTTAGCATTAGAAATAGTTAATCCGTCATTGCCGTATACGTAAAGCCTAGTTACCATTTCATCAGTTGTTCTATTGCGTTTAATGGATCGTAACAATTTTCCGTAATTGATCGTTAAACCTCTAAATTTACCAATATTTGCTATATCACGAAAATGTATTTGTCGATTTTCAGTATCCCATACAATTACAGCATTAAATGTTTCTGCAACTTTTCTTATTGCATCTAAAACATTATCATCATCATTGACTTCAAATGATCGATACAGGTTTAAAAATATTGGATCAACCTGTCCGACAGTCCAACTTGTTTTTTCTAAAATTTTATTAGCTAATTCAACGATCCCAATAGAATCTTCGGTAAATTCATATAATGTTTTATTTCTTAATTCATAACCACGAGAGAAAGCGGTTATATTAAAAACATCATCTTCTTCCCCATCTTCTTCAATTTCATCAACAATAAACCATTCTTCATATTTATTTAATTTTACTTTGATTAACATTTTTTCTCTAATTAAATCTATATGTTTATTTTTAATTTTCACTCCGTCATCATTTACAATATAATAAGGAATAGAGAAATTTAATTCATTGATGTCGCTCAATTTAATTTTTAATTTATCATTAAATTTCTCACCAATATGAGAAATAATTGTTTCATTCGGTTTCGCTAAATAATAACGTGCTTTTTCTTTCCTTTTACTGAAATCAATTTCAAGAAACAATTATTACACCTCCTTTTTTACCTCGTATTCTTGCAAACCATACAAACAAACATTAGCACCACCATCTTTCTAAAATCTATATTTTTCACGAAATCTAAACTGAATTTGACAATCTCCAGTAATTTTAATTGTATTGGTAGTGCGTTTTATTAATTTTGGAAAATCACCAACAATATCACCATAATGATAAACACCGATGGCATCCGTTTCTATAATTTCTTGCTCGCAATTTAAATAAATATCTTCACCATTCACAAGATTTTGTATTAGAAATGTCTTATTATTATCAGTGATATTTTTAATCTCAATATTGCCGCTACCTATTTTTTTAATTGATATTTCTGGATAAATATCTTTAAAACCGTTATTTGTGATTGTGATAGTTTTTGATGTTGTCACTGTTTCCAAAGGTGTCAGAATGATAGGCGAATAAATATATGGTGAATTACATCTCATTGTTAATGTTACATATCCTTGCTGTAGGCCATTGTGTATCAAATTTGTATCATCGACAGGCATACAAATAAACACCCTATTCTCTTTACCTTCAAAATATAGTTCGCAATAATAATCTGTAAAAAGCCAATCAATAACTTCTTCAATTAATTCATCTGTAAACTCACCCTCAAAAGCAATCTCCATTGGAAATTCAATTGGATCATGTTCTACTTCATAATGAATAGGTTTATCATTACCTCTAATTTTTGTTTCTCTAATATTTCTTCTTGGTACTAAAGTTTCCTCAAACATCCCATTGTTTGTGTTAATGTGAATTAAACCAAAATCTCTTGAAGATCGACCGTTATAAGTGAAATATAATTTTTCTTTAATTGTTGGCAATTACTATCACCATCCTTGTATTCATATAAATTTAATTAACCTCTCCCACCTATATTATATCATTATTTTTAATTTTTATCAAATACAAGGTGGGAGAGGTGAAGATTGATATTATTTACCCATCTTTTTCAAACCTTTAACAATTTCTTTCACAACAAAGTTGGCGTCATCTTTTGTTCCATTCAATTTATTAATGTTAACTGTAAGCTCATAATTGTTTTGAATGTTTACAGCCTTATTTGCTACTAAAGATTTGATAATATCTGTATTAGGAATCATGTTTGGTAAGAATTTACTAATTTTATCAACGATTTTTGCAGTATCTAAAATATGTTCTGTTTGTTTTTCGTTTAATACTAATTCTTTCTTATCTAGGATCGCCAACTTACCAACATTTCCAATCCAATCACCTGTATAACCACCTGTATTGAATCGTTTTAAGTAATCTTGGCCTACATAACCAATTTTGCCTTTATATTTAATTTTCGCCCATCCCTTTTCGACTCCTAGATACTCGACAATGGCGTCTTTAGGAATAACTGTGATGATGTTATTACCATAAGCTGGCGTACTTCTCATGTTAACAGCACTTGTTGTTTTGCGTTGATTGCTAGAAGACGAAGAGCTTCCTTTACTGCTTCCACTAGAAGAAGATGAGCCTTTCGAGATAATAATACGTTGACCGACTTGTAATTTATTCGGATTCACATTTGGATTTAATTTTTGTAATGTTCCATGTGGCAATCCAAATCTATTTTCTAAATCCCAGAAAGTATCGCCTTTTTTAATTGTATAATATTGTACACCACTATTAGAAGAACTAGAAGGTTGTTGTTTAGTCGTATTATTGTTGCTCGACGTTTTTGTTGAAGTTGATGTTTTTGGCGGTGTAGTTTGGTTTGGTGTTGGAAGCGGATTTACTTTAACTTGCTGTTGTCCGTTAGTATCTTTATAAGTATTAACACTTGCCGCCTGCTTCGCTTTGTCGATAACGT